GTAGTTGAAGTTAAAAATAATGCATTAGCTTTTTTTCAGGCACAAGCAAGAGCTGTTACTAAAGAAGATTATATCACAAGAGTTTATGCATTGCCTGCAAAATACGGTAATGTTGCAAAAGTTTATATAGTACAAGATACCCAATTAGATAGTAGCTCAGGAGCTAATTCTGATAGTAGAATTATAAATCCATTTGCTCTTAATTTATACACTTTAGGTTATGATTCAGGTAAGAGATTGTCTATGGTTAACCAAGCAGTTAAAGAAAATATACAAACATACCTAACTCAATTTAGAATGGTTACTGATGCTGTAAATATAAAAGACGCTTTTATAATTAATATAGGAGTTAGATTTAATCTACTGACTAAGAGTGGATACAACAAAGAAGAAGTCGTACTAAAAGCTATTCAAAAAGTTAAAGATTTCTTTAACATTGACAAATGGCAGATTGGACAACCAATCGTATTAGCTGACTTGGCTTATCAACTATCCTTAACTGATGGTGTATCTGCTGTTGTTCCTCCTGTAGATGACAATCCTAATGGTTTGCCTGTAACAATAGTTAATTTCTTCAAAGAATCAGATGGTTACTCTGGTAATGTTTATGATATCGCATCAGCAACAAAGAACGGTATAGTTTATCCGTCACTAGACCCAAGTTGCTTTGAACTAAAATTTGCAAACGCTGATATTGAAGGTCGTGTAGTTGGTGATTCGGCTGGAAGTCCTGGTAACTCTAATGGAGGATCTTACTAATGAATTATTTTATTTTTCCAGAATCCGATACAACTATATATCAAGCAACTGGTAGTTCAAATACCGGTTTAGATCAGATATTAGAAGTAACAAAAACTTTGAGTAATTCAGGCGATAATGTAAAAGTATCTCGTGTCTTAATTAAATTTGATATAAATGAAATCTCATCTTCTATAGTAGATGGAACTATTACAAATCCAAAATTTTACTTAAATATGTATGATGCTAATTCTCAAAATTTAACTACATCTCAAGAATTATATGCTTATCCTGTAAGCTCTAGCTGGGTTGAAGGTGAAGGAACATATTCGGATAATCCGATAACTACAGAAGGAGCTAGTTGGAAATATAGAGATGGATTAACAAACAAAAGCTTTTGGAGTGGTTCAGCAACAGAACAAGAAGGTGGTGCTTGGTTTTCAGATTATTATGCATCACAATCATTTCAATTTGAAACAACAGATATGAGAATGGATGTTACTCCTATTGTAAATAAATGGTTAGATAAAACATATGTAAATGATGGTTTTATAGTTAAGAGAAGCGGCAGTTTTAATAATGAAGATGCCAGTACCGATGAGGGAAGCTCAGAAAGATTGGGTGAGTTTAGGTTCTTTTCTAGAAATACACATACAGTATATCCACCAAAATTAGAAGTAGAATGGTTTGATACAAAGTGGAGTCAAGGTTCTTTAAGTTCTTTATCATCAACAGAATTAGAAGATTTATCTTTTTATATGAAAAGTTTAAGACCTGAATATAAAGAAAAATCAAAAGTAAAATTTAGAATAGTTGGTAGAGCTAAATACCCTACTAAATCTTTTTCAAATACTGCTTCGGAATACTTAACTGTAAAGGCATTACCAAGCGGCAGTGTAGAAAACATAGGCGGTGATGGAACTTATTATTCGGTAAGGGATACTCAAACCGAAGATGTTATTATACCTTATGGTACAGGCTCTTTGGTGAGTTGTGATTCTTCAGGAAACTATTTTAACCTTTGGATGAATGGTTTACAATCAGAAAGATATTATAAATTTGAGTTTAAAGTCGTAAGCGGAAGTAATACTTCTGAAGAAACTGAACAATATTACGATGACGATTTTATATTTAAAGTTGTGAGATAAAAAATGCCATACACACAAGAAGAGCTGAAAAATCTTACTTTTTATCAAAATTTACTTAGTGAGGATGAAGAACAATATTTGCAAAGAAGGGTATCTTTAGAACTGCAATCAAGTGTTTCTGGATCCGCAGACAATGGTGCTCAAGTCTCTAGAGATAAAAGTGGTGCTATGTTACTTTTTGAAAATCCATATACTGATGCTTTAGTTGAAGATGCTACTTCAAAAATTATTTATAACACCAATGTAAAATTATTAAAAACAACATCAGCCGATACTATCATAGATGAAGTATTAGACAGAGAGTTTGAGGAGTTATAGTGGCTAGTAAATTAACAGAAAAAGAAAAACAACTACTTGATGCTAACATTACAACTAAAGTAGGATTAAAGTCCTATGAAGATGGGATGTGGGGATCTCAAGGAAATAAGGATTTTGTTTACTTAGAACTATTTGATGAAAATAACAACTTTATACAATTTGAAAATTTTCCTTCATCAGATTTTTCTGTAGATCCTGAAACTGATAATATCCATTTTTATCCTGGAAAACACATCAGAAGTTTAGGTTACAAAAGTGGCGTGTTTAATATAAAATACAACTTTTTGAGAAAACTGGCTGGTTCTGAAGATCCTGTATTATTACATACAGTAAATAAACAAAATACAAAAATTGGTGATGTATATACTAATGTAAATGCTATATACATAACTGATGAGGCTTTGGTGTATGCTGCTACCGAAGAACAATATAAAGGAAATCCTACCGCTTTTGAACAATTAGCAGTTGAGGATTTAAAATACCGAATTGATTCAGTCTCTCCAAGTAGAACTGAAGTTAGACTAAGAGCTAAAAAAATTAATGGTTCTTATATGGATCAATTTGTCGATATTCAAACTGCCATAATGTCAACAAATGTTACAAACGAAATTAGCTTTGACGGCAACGTAGTATATGATAGTAAGGAATTGGTATTGACTCCTGAGGTAGGCGGATTTTTATTTACACAAAAAATGATTGGTGGAACTATAACTCTAGAAAATATATTTAAAGTAAATCAAATAGATGTTGCTGTAAGAACTGAGATTAATACAATAAAAAATCCTAGTGGTATACTTCTTGATACAGATAGTTTAGGAGAGGTAATAAATCTTTCTGATGCATACGAGTGGGATGAAAACTTACATGCGTCTGCTGTAAAGGCTGATAATTGGACAGCTGGGTTTAACTATTTTTCCAGGTCTACAAATACCTTTTTTGGAACAGCACATTTAGGTTATCATCCACATTGGGTAGAGGGTGAAGGAAGTAATGGTGGGAATTGTATAAAGTTTTCAGATCAAAATGAGCTCTTTATAGATTTGCCTGATTGGCCCAATGATCAAAGATATAGACAAATGGCGATAGTTCAACCGGATATGAATAATTTATTAGGACAGGGTGTTAAAGGCGGTGATATAGCTAATGTGTCTTTGAATATAAGAAGTACAGTAGCTAATAAGGGAGTTCAGGTATCTTTAAGATATGCTAATGAAATAGTACAAGAAGAAAGACCCACAGCAGTACCAGAGGGGTATTTTAATCCAGCTGATATTCCACCTAGCGAACCGATACCAACAGATCAAGAAGGTAATGTTTTATATCCGGATGGATTTGTTGCTAACACTGCTGCTAATGCAAATAATGTAGAACTACAGCCTCCAAGTAAACAAACTGATATATTATCGACATATGGCACCCCTCCGCCTATACCTTTCTACGATGGCGCTGTAGGCGATACTACTCAAGATGGAGATATGATTGGCGGAGTTGGTGCTTGGAAAATAAGCTCTGTTGTAACTATAGGATATAATTGGATACCAAATTTAGTTGGTTCTGAATATTCTAAAGCAGGAGCATTAAGTCCTGAAGAAGAATGGCTTTGGGATGGTACTGCTTGGGGTGTAAATCCTAATTTTTCAAGTCCTTACCCAACCCCTCCAGTTGGCACAGTAAGTAAAGTACAATATCCAAACGCAATTAACTCTCATCCATATCAAATAGAAGGACAAGGATTACCAAAGTTTCCACGAAATCGTTATCCTGGTGAAAACAGAGGATGGCAAACAGGTACAACATTAGATGGCGATGATACCAAAATGACTTCTGTTTGCGGAATACCATCCAATCTTATAAATAACAATGCTGTTATTTTATTAAAAGATGATTTAGTTTGGATTGTTGGTGATGTGAGATTTAATACAAATAAAGAAAAAATAGGCTTAACTACAATTGATACAATGTTTCCTATGATGCACGTTGAAACAGTACCTAAAACAGATAGTGATGGGGAAGTAGTTGGAACACATACAATTTATAACGATATATTTGAACATGGTAGAATACAAAGTATAACAAGACAGCCAGACAGCTTCACGGGAGATCCAGCAAAAAAAGATCACAATAAAGATAATTCTTTTATTGTATTTTACACAGATGGACGTGGTAATGAAGATTCAAATAAAGTATTCGAAGCTACTATAGGCGAGGATAGTTTCGCACGCTTTAGGTATTTAAAAGATTTGAATGCTAATTATAACGATCTTGTTAATCAAAATGGTGGAGAGCAGGAATGGGCATTTAATGGAAAACAATCAAGCGGACTTTATTGGCGTCACTACGCTTCTATTAAAGGCACGGATAGGCTATGGAGAATGGATCAAGGGCCTGATAATAAATCATTCTTTGGACTTGCAAACAACGGAGGTTGGTTTGAAACGGGAGACACCGCCGGCACCTCAGACGGATCCGCAGGCTCTTTTAGTAGGACGTTTGCTGGGGTGCAAGATAATTATTTTGATGTTCATTTTTCGGAAGGTCATACAGCTGGTCATTTTTCTCATTATAGTGGAATTTATAACGCAACTTCAGATACAGGCGGTTCGTGGATTCAGCTGAAAGAGGATTTATCAGGTGTCGCAGAAAGAATACCAACAAATGAAATATTTTATGGCGCGGGAGAAGTGGGAACGGAAGGAGTCGATTTAACCTTTGGTGTTAGGAATCCAGCTGCTGAAAACTTTGGTATTCAAGACGAAGATGGGAATGTATCTAATGCAGAAATTGAGCCACTTTATGATAATGGTACAGCTATTTTTTCATTTGACGACAATCCAGGAAAAGAAGGAACTTTAAGTACTATAGGGATGTGGAGGTGGAGTGGCAATACAGTCGATGGTTGGGTAGAAGTTGCTGTAGCTCCTCCTAGATACACTTATGTCTCACCGAGCTTTACAAAAGCTATAATGGCTCCTGAAGTCGCAGGCCAATGGACAAAAGTAGAAACTCAGATTACGATTCCTAATGATTGGAAATTAGATCAAAAATGGTATTTTTATATTTATGGTCATGGAAAAAGCACTACAGGAGAAATGAGCCAAGGTACAGTATGGGTTGAGGATGTGTTTATAGATTTTACTCTCACAGAACAATCAGTAAGCATACCTGTTTATAAACCTTATAGCGTACAGATAAAAAGTGTTGGTGCTGGTGGAGATACAATTACTGTCAATAAAAGTATTCAAGAAGTCTCATTAGAAATAGGCGCTGTTGATGATGATGATGATGGGAATCCTGATATATTTGGTTTTGGTGATGCTATAGAAAGCTTTAATGGTTTTAAGATTACCTACACAAATTTTAATCCAAAAGATTTAAGAACTTACTTAAAATTTGAAAACAATTTATTTTTAACAACCAATTTTAAATCAGATACTGTTAGTGTAAATGATTTTCCTTATTCTATAGTATATAAACTTTATGAACCATTGCCTGATGAATATGAAAAATTTGATGAGTGTATCGTTGTAAAGGAAATGGCTAATCCATTGGAAGAGAGAGTTAAAATAATTGATTTTGTTAATGCTGAAGAGCCTAAATTAGTTCTTAAATCTCCTGATTTAAGTAATGTAGAAAGTCCAGTACAGAGTAGAGAAACTCAATATAAAACTGAATCTCAAATTTTAACAAACGATGCTGTAGTATCTACTGAACTTAGAAATGAATTTTTAAGTCAAAGTTTGGATAGCATTGCAGTAAATACAGATTATTCTAGATTTAAAAATTTTATAAACTTCGGTTCTTCAGAGGTTAGAATACGAAATTTTAAAAGAAAATTAAAAGATATAGAAGGTTACAGAATATTAAGTTCTTCTTATACTGGAGTAAGTGGTTCTACTGGAGATATGGGTGTATATCATCATAAAATAATTGATACTGAAAACAAATTTGATCCATTTGAAAGGTATATGTATTATGAAAACTCTTCTTATATCAGTAGTTCCATTGGAGTATTTCATGATAACGCGTGGCCTAAATCAAGCGGAGCTGGAACTTTAAGAAGTCCTTATGTTTTAGCACACACAACTTCATCACAAGCCACCACTTGGTTTTCAAATAGTATAAGTTCTGCGTCATTGTACGATGAAAACAATTCATCTAAACTAAGCAGTATTATTCCGGAACATATAAAGTTTGACGATAATAATAAAACATATCTAAAGTTTACTGATATGATAGGACAACATTTTGATGGTATTTGGGAGTATATAAATGCACTTGGAGATGTTTCAGATAGAAGGGATAAATTAAACGAAGGTATTTCTAAAGATTTATTGTATAGTGTCGGTAAGTCTTTAGGTTGGAATTTAAATGATGGTAAAGATTTAACAAGCTTATCAAAGTATGCTTTAGGTAAAGAAGTTACTGGTTCAAATTTCTCTGATTATTCAGAGATTTCAGAACGCGATACTTCAAGAGAAATTTGGAGTCGTATTATAAACAACATGCCTTTCTTCTTAAAAAACAAAGGTACTGTTAGAGCTTTAAAAGGATTACTAAATATTTATGGAATTCCTTCTACTATTTTAAGAGTTAAGGAATTTGGTGGACCTGATTTGCCGGATAATGCTTTTCCTCAATTTGAGATATCAAGAAAATTTACTAAAGCTTTAGATTTTAAAGGTAGCCAGTATGTAAAAGTTGCTTGGGCTGATGACTCATCTTCAGGAAGAAAACCTGATACTGTAGAATTTAGATTTAGATCTGCTACTGGCTCAAATCAAATACTTATAGAAAAACAAGATGTAAATAATCAAGATTGGTTTATAAGATTAAAAGATAATGGTTCAACTGATAATTATGGTTATGTTTCATTTATGTTATCCGGTTCAGCAGCTGGGACAACCACAGGACAATATAAAGAAATACTTTCTACTGAATTTCCAGTTTATAATGGTGATTTTTATTCTGTTATGCTTTCTAGATCATCAGGCAGCAGTAACACATCTGTTTCACAATCTTATAAATTAAGCGTAGGTAGGTATGATGAGAGTAGAAGCAAAATAAATTTATATAGTTCAACTACTATGGATGTTACACAAGCTGCTTCATCTTCGTTTAGCAATGCGTGGACAGGTAGTGGTGACATTTATATTGGTGGTAGTGGTAGTCTAGCAAATGTTGGTGCTCAATTTAGTGGTTCTATTATGGAATACAGGCATTGGACAGAAACATTAAATACAGCATCATTTAAAAATCATATAGCCAATCCAAAGGCTTATGATGGAAATACTATATCATCTTCTTATAATAATTTAGTATTGAGATATTCATTTGATGATAATAAAAATTTAGCCAGTGATACAGAGGGTATAAGAGATGTTAGTTCAAATCAAACCCAAACATTATCAGGCTCACATGATGGATTTACAGGAAACTTTTTTAGAAGTGTGGTAGATGAAGCAAAAACTTTTATACCAAGCATAGGGGCTTTAAGAAGAACTACCAATAAAGTAAGAATTGAAAGTAATAGTTTAAAACCTGGATTTAGTTTAAGTTCCAAACAAAGAGCGACAGATAGCGCTTTTGACACAGCGCCAGCAGACTCAAATAAAATTGGAATATGGTTTGCTCCAACCGATGTTATAAATAACGATATAATAAATTCCGTTGGCAATTTAAACTTTGATAATTTCTTAGGTGATCCAAGGGACAATGAAGAATACAGCTACAGAGGTTTAGAAAATGTAGCTGATAATTATTGGAAAAAATACACTGCGCCAAATAATTTTTGGGATTATATGAGATTGATTTCTTACTATGACCGATCATTGTATCCACAAATTAGAAAACTAATACCTGCTAGAGCAAAACCTGATATAGGTTTATTAATAGAGCCAAATCTATTTGAAAGACCAAAAGTTGTTATAGGCAAAAAACCTACTGCGGTAGTTCCTTATTATAGTTCTTCTATTAATATTGGAAATATGGTTGATGGTCTAATTAAAGTAACTGGCTCATACAATGCTGGATTGGCAATAACAGATTATGATGCTTATACAGGCAGAGTGGATGTGTATAGTTATGACACCGGATCCTCTGTTATATCATCAAGCGGAGAATATTCAACTTTTGAAGGAGTTTCTTCTGAAATAAAAGATAGGGCACATGAACTTTCTATATGGCAGAGATTGGGTGCTGGTAGTTATAAAACCTCATCTATAACAAGCGGTGACGCAAAGTATAATGAAGTTTTTCAACCAGTAATAACTGGTTCTAGAATATATGGTGTCAATCAAAAACTTATGCCACTATACTCTTCATCATTGAGTGCTTCGTTACAAATTGCATATTCATCTTCTTTTTATAATGTAGATCTAGATAACTTTAGTGGTCTATCACAAGGATTAATTAATTCTTTTTATGTTGGTGTTAAAAATACTAAAAAAACTACTTCTGATGGACAACCTCCTGTTGAAGTAATAATATCAGCACCTACTAAATTAGTAACTACTAAAACTGGTGATTCTACTTTAAAAACAGGAGATGGAATAATATCTGATTTTAAAGAAGCTATTAGTAAAGAAGAAAGCGAAGTATTAAAAGTAGAAGAAGCGAGTGGCATTACAAAAGAAAAGAAAAAAAGAGGTTTGCGAAAATTAAAAGTAAAACCAGAAACCGATCAAGATAGAAAGAAAGAAAGAAATGAGGAGAAAGAAAAAGGTGAAAAGAAAAAAGGTAAACCAAATCAAAACTAAAAGAAACTTTAAAGTAAATAAATTTAACGAAAATTAAAAGTAGTGATATTTATATATGAACTACATTACACATCAAAGTTCAAAAAATTAACTAGGAGTAAATTATGGGATTTTTAAACAACACTACCGTAACTGTAGATGCTATATTAACCAAAAAAGGTCGTGAGTTATTAGCACAAGGAACAGAAGCATTTAATATTACAAAATTTGCTTTATCAGATGATGAAGTAGATTATAATTTATGGGATGTCACACATCCTAATGGAAGTGACTACTATGGGGCTGTTATTGAGAATATGCCGCTTTTAGAAGCAATACCTGATGAAAATCACGTTATGCGATATAAGTTAGTAACTCTTCCAAAGAATAGTATTAGGATGCCAATAGTATCTATTAGTCCAGGATCTATTGAATTTGCAGTTGGAGGTGGATTGACACAAGTATCACCTACTGTTGAACCAAATACTTCAGGTGCAACCGATTCTTCTTATACATTTATATTACACAATAGATCTGTTGCAAATATGACAGTTCAAACAGCAGCTGGTGGATCAGTTGGTGCTTCAACACCATTCTTTTTAGGTGAAGATGATGCACCTAATAGTAAAACAGTGGTTGCTAAAAGTGTTAGAATTGGAGTTATCGCAGTTCAAAAGAACGCTTCTACTCAATTAACTGTTGTCGGCAATGATACAGGTGCTACTAATTCAATAACTATAACAAATAATGTAACAGTTCAAAGCTTAGTTTTCACTTTTGGTGCGGGCGCAGGTCTGTAACACAGCTTAAAGATTAAAGGAGTAACAAATGTCAGTATATAAAGATTTTAATATTCAACCTGAAAGTAGTTTGGTTTCGAGTGATATCGTAACTAACGTAAAAGATACAGTATCATCAGGAATGTGGGCTAATGGCGATGGTAGTATGACTGCATTTTTTACATCATCAACTCAGAGTGCTAGTAACCATCAATATTATTTGGATGTTTACGCAACCAACCCTGCTACTGATACAACTGCCAAATCTCAATTCTCAGTTGCTTTCGGTCACGTACACGGAAGTGGTAGTGCTGGTACAAAAGGAGTTACTGGAAACAGAGCTTCTGCTGCTATATACAGACAATTATCTAATACACTATTGGGTCCAACAGAAGATAGGTTTAACTTTGCTAATTCAGGCGGAGCACATACTACTCCTCATTATATTTATGCTATATCAATTGCTAGACAACAACTTAGAGAAAAGATGGATCCAGGCAATTGGGAACTACACTTTAGTGGTAGTGGCGGTGGAGCTGGACCTGAGACATTAAAATTAATTGACGACAGTGGAGCTACTACAAATCCAACTGTAAATCAAGGTGGTAGGGTATTTAACATCGTTAGTGGTTCTATAGAAAGTGGAGTTGCAACTATAAAAACACCTGCTACATCACAAGATGGTGGTGGATTTGGATTATTTTATCCTGATATGGGATTATTGATATTCAATGGACCTGTTTTGGCTGGACAAACTTCTGCGTCATTATCTGCTTCCATTGCTTCAAATACCGAAGGTGGTAATGTTGGTAAATTTTATGAAAAAATTAAAGGTGGTCAATACTTTAGTTCTAGAAGAGAAGAAGTGATAAGTTCACAACACTACTTTTGTAGAGTACCTAATAAGGAATTCAACTTTAGTTCTAATCCGACTTTCGCTACCGGCTCTACAGGTAATTTTACAGTTCCGACTTTTTATAAAAATCCAAAAACCTTTATAACACAGGTTGGATTATATAACGACAATAATGAACTTCTGGCTATTGCTAAATTGAGTAAACCATTACTAAAATCTTATGCGAGAGAAGCTATAATCAAAGTTAAATTAGACTTTTAACCTTGGGAGATATAGGTCATGTTTAAAAGGCTAGACCCAAGAGACATCAATATAACACCATTTAAGGCTTATAAGGAGTTTACTGTAACTAATATTGATAGTGGCAGTGGTATATTTGGCTTTAGAGCAATAAGTGCTAGTGCACATAATTTTGAACCAACTGACACATCCGGTGTTACTCACTTCGGCAGTAATCCAATAACTGCTAGCTTTTATGAAATACCAAGTTGGTTTATGTTAAATCATCTGTTTTATCGTGATGTTGAGAATCCTTTTAATAATTTTGGTTCAAATGACAATACTCAGTATAGATTATTACAACCATCTGCTTCTGTTATTTCAGTATCAAGAGATTTATATGGTGAAAGAATAAAACCAAAATCTATTAGATTAACGGATGACAGCACATCTTCTACAGTCACAATTGTTGACGATGGTAAAGGTAACCTTTACGATAATGATTTTTCTTCAAGCTTTGCTCAATTTGCTGCTGGTGGATTTGCCGATATTATGAAGTCAACTGGAAGTTTTGCCGGTAATATATTCTATGAACAGGGATTATTAGTTTTTACAAATACCGGATCTAGATATGTTGATATTGGAACAGGACTTTCAACTGATGGTTATAATTTAAAGTACAAATCGCAAGTTACAATAAGAGAGCATTCATATACTTGTGTAGTCGGTGAAAACGAATACAATACGAGTAACAACATTTCAGTAACTACAGATAGAAGCGGCAGTATAAGTGTTTCTGGTAAAGAAAGCTGGACGTTATTTCCACCAGGAGATGCTTTATACCAATCAGGTTCCTACAAAGATTTTTATGAACAATCAACTACATATAATAATTTCGTAACACATTCTAATTTTGAGCCATATATTACTAAAATTGGATTATATAATGATTTTAATGAATTGATAGCGATTGGTCAGTTATCACATCCTATAAAAAATGATTCAGCTCAGTCATTGGGTATTCAAGTTAGGTTTGATGTATAATGGGTAAATTTAAAAAAATGATGGAAGTTACTTCTAACGCTGGTTACACAGGAGACGAAGGAGAACCAGATACAGGATTTATTAGAGGTAAAAAGGAAAGAACTTTAGGTAAATTATCTGGTAAGCCTGAACCTTGGTTTGAAAGGGGTGGTTACAGTCAAGTAGATTTTCCTGAAGCAGATTTTATCTATGGTGAGGGTGAAGAAGAAGATTATGCTGTAAGAAAGACTGCTTATGTAGCTCAGATAGATAAAGACTTTGAAGCACATTTTGAAAAATGGGAAGATTGGGTTTCCGGTGAAAATTTTGATGAACAGAATACTGTAGAGTTGGATGAATCAACTACTTCGACTAATTCACCAGGTCCAAAGGGATATACTGCTTTTATAAAAGATCCTAAAGAATTTAAAAAGAGAAATAAAAGTATGGCTTCCTTTTATAAAAAAGCTATGGGTTACTTACTTGTAGAAAGAGTTGATTATCAAGATACTGCGCAGCAAATGTTAAAAAATTATGGTTTAAAGTCTAAGATTAAGATGGGCAATGGTAAGAACTTCGGTGAGTACATTCCTGAAACTGATACGATTACGCTTAGAACATCTTATAAAACCTATAAAGAATTTCTGATGACTATTCTTCATGAGATAGGACATGCACTTGATGCTGATAATCTAGGCATAAGAAAATTTATGAAGAAATACACACAGGCAGGAACAATGGCTGCTTATGATGGATTAGATCCTCATGATGATAATAAATGGGAAGAGAAAGCTGAAAAGTTTGCTAGAAAAGAAATAAAAAAATATTTGTATAAGAAGTAATTTCTGTATATATATTAGTATGTTAACATATACTTTTGGTTATTGAAAAATTCTGATAGGTTTTTTAATAAGATATTTCTGCCCTGAAGTATCGAGTATTAGTTTAACTATTAACAAGTACTAGTACAAGTATAGCAAGTACAAGTATAACAAGTATAAAGTAATTAATTATGAAATCAAGAAGTGCTAAGAATAAAGGTAAAAGACTTCAAAACAATGTAAGAGATCTTTTACTAGAAACATTTAATCAGTTAGAGCCTGATGACATTAAATCAGCCATTATGGGTGAATCAGGAGAAGATATTAAATTATCTCCAGCGGCTCGAAAACTAATCCCTTATTCATTCGAGTGCAAGAATCAAGAAGCTTTAAATATATGGTCATCTTTAGAACAAGCAGAAACAAATGCTGGTGATTACGATCCTGTTTTGATATTTAAAAGAAATAGAACTAAAACATATGCGGTTATTAACATAGAGAAATTTATAGAATTAATTAATGAGTGATATAGTAAATCTACTGAATAAAGTAATAGGAAATAGAGGTAGGCAGTTAAAGAAAGCCAATGAATATATGTATTGGTCTCCTTTTACATCTCACCATAAACCTAAACTTCAAATAAACACACAAACACAGAAATGGCATTGTTGGGTATCCAATCAAGGTGGTCATAAGCTATATCAGCTCTTTAAAAAGTTAAAGGCTAGTGGTGAGGATTATAATGAGCTTACAGATTTGGTGGGTGGATTCCAATCACTATCATCAAATCGTGAGAAAGTCAAGGAAAATATTGTAAGACTTCCAAATGAGTTCAAGCCTCTTTGGTCAAATGGCTCAAGTATTATTGGCAGACATTCCAAAGCATATCTTAACAACAGAAACGTTTCTAATGGGGATATTCTTCGATATGGGATAGGTTATTGTGAAGAGGGTATGTACGCCAACCGTGTAATTGTACCTTCCTTTAATAATAAAGGAGAACTTAATTATTTTGTCGGTAGAGATATTTACAACGGTAATTACAAATACAAAAATCCTCCTGTATCTAAAGACATTATTGGATTTGATTTGTTTATAAATTGGAATGAACCTATTATATTATGTGAGGGTGTATTTGATGCTATAGCAATAAAAAGAAATGCTATACCTCTTTTTGGTAAAACCATACCAAAATCTCTTATGAAAAAAATATACGAAAAAAAGGTTAAGCAGATATATATATTATTAGACAAAGATGCCGCTAAGGATGCTATCAGAATGACAGATAGTTTAACTAAAAATGGTATTAGGGTATATTTTGTAAGTTTATCAGAAGAAGATCCTTCCGATATGGGATTTGAAAAAGTAATTAATCTCATAAAAGAAACTAAACAAACTTCTTTTTCTGATTTGATGAGGATGAAATTAAATGGTAAAACAAGAAAATATTTGGAAATTTAACGAAGATGAATGGAAAGTTCATCTTGAAAATAACGAGCTCTTAAAAGAGGTAAAGAAAAAATTTGATTTGGGAAAATCTGTAACTATTTATTATGAAAGTGGAAGTCTCTCCGAAGAAACTTCTTGGGATATTATAGTACCAAATGATAAAATCAATGAAGTCAAAAAATTCATAAAGGATAATACTTGATTAAAGAAAATGTTGTAAAAGTACCTTTTCGTAAATTAAAATACATTCATCACATATCTGACATTCAAATCAGAAACCTTAAGCGACATACTGAGTATGAAGAAGTATTTGAGCGTACCTACGAAGAAGTAAAAAAACATAAAGATAATGCCGTAGTCTATATCGGTGGTGATATAGCTCATTCAAAAACCGAAATGTCGCCTGAACTAGTTGACCAACTCTCTCGTTTATTTAAGAATCTCGCAGATATATGTCCAACAATTTTGATTGCTGGTAATCACGATTGTAACTTAAATAATCGTTCGAGAATGGATGTTCTTTCTCCTATCGTAAATAACTTACAACACTCAGACCTACACTATTTGAAAGATAGTGGTGTATATAAATGTGCTGATACGAAGTTTGTTGTTTGGGATGTATGGGAAAAGGAAGATGACTATATAGAGGCCAAGGATTTTGAAGGTGAAACAAAGATAGTTCTCTTTCATGGAACAGTGGATAAGTCAGAAACAGACTTAGGATTTTTTCTTCCATCGGATGTTAAAATTGCTAAGTTTGATGGTTATGATATGGGATTGCTTGGCGATATCCACAAAAGACAACATCTCAATAAAGAAGAAACCATTTCTTATTGTGGTTCATTGGTACAACAAAACCACGGAGAAGGATTAAGTCATGGTTATTTATTATGGGATGTCCCAAAGAGAACTTCTGAGTACATAGAAGTGCCGAATGACTACGGATATTATACTATAAACATAGATGATGGTAAGGTGCCTGAATGTCCTGATATACCCCAAAAGGCTAGATTGAGAGTTAGGGTAGCCAATACTACACCATCCCAACTAAAGAAGGCTATGAGCTTAATTCATAGCAAATACGGAATCAAAGAAGTATCCGTTACCAAAACTGATTCTATATACTCTACAGAAAAAGTTAGAGGACAACATATAGCAGTTGGTAATGTAAGAGATTCAGACTACCAATATAATCTGATAGAAGAGTATCTGAAAACAAATCACTTTGTAGATGAAGATACTCTCATCGATATCAAAAAGATAAATGAAGAGTTGAATGGTAGATTGCCTGAAGATGATGTGAACAGAGGTGTAAGCTGGCAAGTTAAAAAGTTTGAGTTTGATAATATGTTTTCTTATGGGGAAGATAATGTTGTAGACTTTACTAAGCTAAGCGGTATTGTTGGTTTATTTGCACCAAATGCTCAAGGTAAATCTTCCTTATTAGATGCTCTTTCATTCTGCTTGTTTGACAGATCTTCAAGAGCTTACAAAGCAATCAATGTTCTTAACAATAAGAAAGATTGGTTTAAGTGTAAAGCTACTTTAGAAGTTGAAGGTGTGGAATACTTTATAGAAAGGGATGCTAAAAAACAATCAAATGGTCATGTTAAAGTAAATGTAGAGTTTTATACTTATGATGATGCTAATGAAAAAGTATCCTTAAATGGTGATCAAAGAAGAACTACAGATGTTAATATCCGTAGGTTAATTGGTACTTATGATGACTTTGTAATGACAGCACTTTCTTTACAGACTAACTCAACTGTATTTATTGATAAGACACAAAAAGAAAGAAAAGACTTACTTGCACAATTTATGGGTATTGGTGTATTTGACCAACTTTATACTTTGGCTAGTGATGAGATACACGATGTATCTGCTCTTCTCAAATCCTTTAAAAACAATAACTATGATGTAGACTTAGCAGATATAAAAAATAGTCTTAGTGAAGATAAGAAGAAATTTAAAAAGTTAGATGTTCAAAGAAAAGAACTATTAGCCGAAAAGAAAGAATGTGATAAAGAAATCATAGGCTTAACAAAGCAGCTTAGAAAAGTAGATGAAACTGCTGATAGCATAAGTGAGTTGGAAGAAAGAAAAGCTTCTTTAAATAATGATTTGACTTTAACAGACGAAACATTTGGTAAACTTAAAACTCTTTCTGAACAATATAAAGTTGAAGAAACTGAACTAACTGAAAAGATTAGTATCTATAAAGAAAATGAAGTAGATAAGAAGTTTGCTCAATTTGAGCAATATAGTTTAGAAAAATCAAACCATCAGATAGAGATAGATAAGCTAAAGATT